AATCTAATAAAAAACTATTTTTATTCAAAAATTTATTTATTGTTCTTATAATATCTCTATCCTCACTATTGAGTTTTTCGTTTTTCACTATTTTAAATATTTCAATATAAACAATAAATCTCCAAATCATATCTAATTCTCTTCTAATATCTTTAATTCTTTTCTTTTCTAATTTTCTTAAAGTTGTATAAAATTTTTCCATATTACAATTTACAACTTTATTTCCTTCCTCTTCTTTTATGTGTTGTATTTTTTTAGCAAAATAAGTTTTTCCTGTCCCTTTATATCCTAATATCAAAAATTTTTTTTGTTGAATAAAATCATTAACATCAAAAATATCAGTATAATATCTCAAATCTTCATTTTTCCCATCTATTTTAAACCCTTTTACAATATCTTCACTTATTCTATTGATACAAATTTTGACCAACTCCCTTTATTTCATTTTTTTTATTTTACATCATTCTTTTACTTTTTACAACTACAAAAAAGACAGTCAATAACTTTTTATAAAATAAATAGAAAATTTTCCCAATAAAAAAAAAAGGGCAATCTTTTAAGACTGCCCTATATAAATATCCCTATTCCTTTTTTTATTTTTTCCTTATTAGCTTTTATAGTTTCATCTGTTTCTTCAAAAACTCCAAATCTGTCAAATCCTACAATCATAATTAAGACTATTGCATTAGTTCCAATTAAAAGATATAAATCCTCTCTTTTGGATTTTTCTTCTATATAGTTAAAAAGCTGTTCAGGATATTTATTTCTTAATTCTGTTTTTATCATTGTCAGATTTTCTTTTCTTTGATAACCTCTTAACTTTAATGTCAAAACTGAGTTTAAAAAAACTAGCCCTAACATTATTATAAGAAATTTACGACTTCTGTGATATATTTTCATTTTTATCACTCCGTTTCTTCACAAATCCAAACTTTTCCAGCAACAGTTCTAAAAATCCTGTACTGATTCCATATCTTTTTTGGTTTACTGTTTCCAGCAGAGCTTCTCCAAAAAATCCTAAGACTGGACTTAACGGATACAAAAACTCCGCTTTTAGATGACCTATGACTTTATTAAGCGAAAGGGCGATAGCCATTGTCATTCCTGCAACAGCTATTCTTTTTACGTACGGTTTTACTGGCTGGTTATCTATCATTTTCTGTGCAACCACACCAAACAACACTCCTGAAAAAAACAATATAAGGAAAAGTCCGTGATTATCTATTATTTCCTGTAAGTCCTTTAACATCTAGTAATCCCCCTATATTCCTATTGCCATTTTTTCTTCTCCAAGTATTTTATGTATTATTTCATCGATATTTACAGTTTTTTCAAGTGCTTCAGCTCCTTTTAGCATTAATTCTTCAGAAAAAATTTCTATGTTATCAGGGATATAAGGATTATTTCTTTCCTGAGCTTTTCTTACAAAATCTTTAAATTTTGCAAAGAAATTGTTTTTTACTGCTTCCAGTTTCTGAATTCCAGTTTTTGCCCCAAAAATTATTTCTTTTTCTAAAACTTCCTTTCTTGTAAAATCTACTAACATTCCTACTAAAATCATTTGTAATTGTGCATTCATTTACATCACTCCTTTAAAGTTATATTATTTTGATTTTAAGCCACCTGAAAGGCTCAAATTTGCATTTTATTCTATCAGGCAACCTTTTATTTTGAATTGCTTATTTTCAAAATATACAAGCCATTTTTTCTATAGACTCAGTTTTTTCATTTTTTGAGTCTATAAAATTTTTTAGACTTAAAATTTCAAAAAATTAAGTCTTAAACTAACTCAATATGTGGATAATCTTTAAATTTTACCCAGTCACCTCCCCATACAATGTTTATTCCATTTTCTTTCGCTACTTTTTTCAAATGGTCTGCTACTTCCCTATATTTTTTATTATTATCCCAGTCAATTTTATCAGGCAATGTAGGGTCATAAATTGCAAAATCTATTGCATGGCCATATCCATCACTTTTAGCCTGATGGTTAGATTTTGAATTATAGCCATCACAATTTGTAACTTTCGGACCAGGTTTAGTTCTTCCTTGTTGATATAGTTCATTTTGATAAGCTGCTGTTCTCAATCCTTGTACTATCATAAAATCATGAGGACTGTCCGTTATTCCAAGTTTTATTAAAGTCTGTAATTTTGGATGCACACCTTCAAGTCTATTTAAGCTTCTTTGAGACAGTACAAATTTCTTTCTTTCTACTGTTCCTGTTTCTTCTGTTGTCAAAACAATATTTTTCCCTTCAATTTCAACTCCTGTAATCTTTAAGTTTCTTCCTCCCTCAATAATTTCTATTCCTATGAGTTCCTTTATATCTTTCATTTCTATTCCACCTTCCTTTTCAACAATTCCATATCCTTTAAGTATTTATATAGTTTTACTGGACTAAATGCACTTGCTTTTAATGTCTTTAAGTTGTAAGTCAAGCTATCGTCCAGTCCTTTATTGATTAAATGCAGGCACAATTCAGAGCAGAAGTATTTGTCCTTATGTTCTATTCCTAGTTCTAGCAATTGAGCTAAAAATATTGCCCAGTAATCGTAACCCTTGCCTTTTAATCTTTTAAATTCTTCAAGCACTATTGGGACTTCTATATGACTATCAAGTTCGTAAATATCCATGTTTCCCTTGTAGACAAAAGGCTTGATACGAACTCCACCAGGATTGCTTAGATAAACATAATCGTTATACACAAGCTCACAATGACTATATTTGCCTAATGTTCTTAGTGATATCAATAAACCAACAATTGTTTTTGGCTTATGAAAACTTATATATAGCTTGTCTTTTTCTAACTGCATACTACCTCCTTTATTCGTGAGATTAATCGTGAGATTTTAACACGATTAATCTACATATTTTTGTAAGCTTTTTCATATTTGTCCCTTACAACATACTCTTTAAGCTCTTTGTCAGTTAAATTTTCTAAATTGTGCGACAGTAATGTCTCAGTAGTCATAGCCTTCGTTGTATGAGCTTGCATAATGTTTGCCATTTTCATCATGTCCTGCAATGTCAGATTCACGTACTTTTCACTGCCGTCTTTTGTGTAAAATTTCCAGTTCTCAAACTCAGTCTTTTTCATCGCCTGACACATGACAACAATCCTTGTCAGATTTGACTGGTCTATACTACGGTTATTTTGCAAGTATTTCACGCCTTTTACTTCAAATTCAAACGGAGCTGCATCATATTCCAGTCTTAGCTCATATAACTCCTTTTTAATCTGTTCTATTTTCTTTTTCCTATCCAGTTTAACTGTGTTATTTTCGATAAACTCACACTCAGATAGTTCAACTGTTTTAATTTTATTGTTCTCTACAAGCTCATTGTCTGCAAGTGTGTATTTCCCGACAGCGTACAGCTCTTCTTTCGTCATTTCCCGTATATTTCCGGATACTAAAATAGGATTTTGAAATTCTGTAACAGAGCAAACATGTCTCTTATTATCCCAGTCGGGATAAAATAAAACAGGATTATTTTTAAAATCTTCAAAGTTTGTCGCAACAGGATGTGCGACTATTTGTAAGGTATTTTTATCATATATATTTATTATCATTTTTACCTCCTTATTATTTTTTTTATTTTATTTATTCTGTATAAATTGGAAAATTTATCTGAAGTTAAGACGAAAAAGATTAATATTGCAAACGGCTTTTTAAAATTTGTAAAAACAGGGAAAGCTGTTAATTGTACAATTTATCTCGAAAATCTTGGCACAGGAATGTCGTACACTGACGGTTCTGTCTTATGTAATTTTCCTGAAGGGTTTGTTCCAAATAGCGAATATTTGAACATGGAATTTTCTCTGATCACAACTGAGAAAAATAATCGGAATGGCTCAACAAGACTAATTCCGTTGACTCAAGGAATGACCATTTGGGGTGCAAGTGGAAAAAACTTTTTTGAAATAAAAGGAACAGCTAGCTTTTATATTTAGTTGCATATTTCACTTAAAATACAAACATGACACATATGTGTCGTCCGTCTATTACGGAAGTGTTTCTTGCAACTGAATATTGTAGAAATCCAGTATTTGAAACTCCGAGATTAACTACTATTTCACTAGTAGAGTATTGAGCGGCACCTTTTAAGTCAATTAATCGTGATCCGCCAGTAAAAACTGAATAAAATATTCTGTAAGGCTTAGTCGGTACTTTAATTGTTGTTTCAAAAACTTTGCCTGTTGGGACATTGTTTTTTAAATCTATCCAATGAGTTTCGAATAAATTTTCCACTTTATCCAAAATAGGCTTATTACTGATAGCTCTAAATTTTGAGCCATCATTATATGTAAGGCTATTATTTGCAATGCACTCATAATAGTACTTTAAAGCCTTATCATAATAAAATTTTCCTGTTGTCTTCGTTCCTGTGTCCTGTATGTTACCCCCAAATTCCAGTCCCATAATTTTCGCTAATGCCTGTATTTCCAGATATCTTCTGTCTGCTGACTCTCTTGTCAAGTAAGTCATTGAACTGTCTATTGTCACATTTAAAGTAGCAGCCTGATCGATTATAATAATACATTTCTCTACTATGTCTATCGCATTTTTACCGTTATAAACTGGGATATAATCTCCATCAGTCCCTTTATTGTAAGCATATAAAATTTCTGTTCCTGAATCATCCTGAGCATAAATTCCCATTTCTGATATTTTATAAGAATTCGTTATTGTACTTGTACCACTTCCAGTTTTGTTAGAAACAATGAAAGTAAATTCCACTATCCCATTTTCTTTTCTTTCGTAACCGTTTACTGGGAATTCATTTCTTTTATCAAGTAAATCTGTCAGTTCCCTGTCATTTCCTGTATTATATCCTGCTCCAATTTTAAATTTTGTTACATTTATTTTTGTCTCATTGTTTATTGCTTTTGCAAGAAGTTCTCTTCCTTTATTAGTCAATATCCAACCTATGTAATTAGCCATTTTTACCTCCTTATCTATTTCTTTATCTGATTCCTATTGTATTTTCTTTTACTGTAACATTTATTATTCCCTCACTTAAATTCTGCTCCATCCAAGGAAGTTCAAAATCTCTTTCATTCAGAATATTAATCACTTGTTTTTCAGAAAATATACCAATATGCTTTCCAAACTCTGCAGTCCTGTCAAATGTCAATGCTTCAAGCCAGCTACGCTCATTCTTATATTCATTTACCACATCCAGTACTTTCAGATAATCTTTTTCATCTTTCAGTTCTCCCAACGTAGATATTTTAAAGTAGCCCGGTCTTCCACCATATTCAAACCATTCTTTTATTTCTGCATTTCCAAAAAGAATTTTACAGATAGCCTTTACACTTCCAAGTGTACCTTTGTTAAAATGTGCTATTACAGCTATTTTTACCAGTTCTCTTTTACTTTCAAGACTGGCGTTTTCTCCAACATAGTCAACATGATATTCCCATAAAAGATAATCAATCTCAGTTTCGGTAAGTTTGTTAATATTCAGAAAAAACTTATCCATAATCCTTTTCTTCTGATTCGATATTGCATAATCTATAGATTCATAAATCCATCTTGTCCGTTCATCAGTCAGAGTTGAGCTTGCAGCTATATAAGTTAATTTCAAATCCTGTACAGTTATCATAGCTCCTCAACTCCCTGATAGTTGCTTGTTACACCATTATTTATTCCAATCTGATTAAAATCTAATTTTTGGAATGCTGGACTTCTCAGTACTACTCTCTTAACTCCAGCTATTTTAAGTCTTTTTATTAGTTCGTCCGGATTAATATCCTTGCCTATCTTTTCTTTCTGCCAGCTGATGAATTCCTGGATAGTTTTATCAACGTTAGATTTTATAATATTTACAAGAGTTTCATTATCTTTATCAATATAATAATCAAAATCTATATTATAACTGATTTTATTCGGCTCCTTGATATTAACATTATCAGTTAGCGGTCTTACATTTTCTTCATTGAGTACCGCTTTTACTTTTTCCTTAAGCTCTTGACTTACTGAGCCTGTATCAGTCCAAATATACACATCTACATTAGTGGCAGATGGTGAATAAACTTTGACATCAATAATATTTGTACTCGCTGTTTTACTCCAAAACATATAAGCTCCTGAACTCCCTGCAGTAGTGAAGCTTTCAGGAATTTCCCTTATTCTTTCCCTGTAACTTTCATCCGCTTCTTCATTTGTTCCGGAATTACTTTCAGTAATGTTTTCAACTTTCTGATAATTTGGATATATATCCACCATATCCTTTATTTGTCCGACTGGGATACTATTTCCAACGGTTCCTACTTTATTACATGTAGCTTTTCCGTCCACTGACAGATTTCCTTTTAATATCTTATATTCCTCATTTGTTTCAAAATAAAGCTCATTGTAACGTATTCTTGAGCCCTTCGGAATAACTATGTCAGTTGCTTGAACACTAGATATATAAAATCTGAAAGTTGCTATTGCTGGTTGCTCCACCAGCCTTTTACCTCTGTTCCCATAGATTTCTCCTTTCAGGTCAAGCCTTTCATTTCTGGCATATCTCAGATAGTTCTGCTTAATATCATCATTATATTTTTCTTCAAGCAAAGCTAACTGATATGCAACAGTTCCAAATATCAAAGTTTCTGGACTTGCTTCAGTCAAAGTTCTTCCGCTCAGTTCCTGAAACTTATCTATCATATCCCTTTTTATTTCCCAAGCATCAGAATCTATTATCTGATAATCTTCAGATATTATTTCACTCAATCTCTATCACCTCTATTCCCAGTGTAATTTCAAATTCATTTTTGTATTTGTCTTTCATTGTTATCTGTGTAGTTTTAAGTAAAGCTCGTGGCTCATACTTTCTGAATGTTTCAAGCAACTGAGCCATTATCTTATTTTCCACAACTGTTATATTTTTATCTATCAAGTCATTATCAAAACTAAAATCACGGTTGAGTGGCTGTTCCTCTTTGTACACTCTTAAGAGCATTCCAACATTAGTTACTACCTCTTCTACAGTATTTTTAGGAGCATAATTAATTTCCTGGTCAGATGTCACATATATCATCTTACATACCTCCTAAATAATTTCTGATTACATTCATCAATATTTGTCTATCCGTTTCAGATTTCATAGTCTTACTGTACTCAGTCATTTCTTTTATCTTATCAGCAGTAATTAATCCTGCTCTTAATAAATTCATGAACTCATGTACTTTGTAATCTTTTTTAATCTGTTCAAGTTTATCTAATATTTCATTCTTCTTATTTTCTATTTTCTCTAATGTTTTATTTATCTTTTCAGTTGCCTTATTTATATTATTTTTCAATTGATCTAACTTTGTTTTCTGTTCTTCCTGAACATTTTCAACTTCCGCTTCTGCAAGTTTTTCCTGTTCTTTTTTTTGTGCTTTTAACTGCTCTATTATCTGATTATACAGTTTTGGATTATCTATATACTCTTTTAAGGTTAATTCTAGATTTATGACATCAAAGCTGGAAGTTTTTTTATTAAAGTACGAATTTTTTTCACTCATATCTATTATCAAAAAAGGGAAAGCTCCGAAGGTCTGCCCTCCGAATGTTAAATAACCATATTCTCCAAATTCCCACATAGTTTTTATTTTATCCAGCTCTTCAGCTGGCGAAGACTCAGGTAATAATGATGAAACTAAAGTAATTCCAAAACTTATTTCTATCAGTTCTCTTCCCTGATGTCTTACCATACCAGGACCGTATATTGCATTATGCTCAGATATTTTACTTTTATATGTCCGTGAAAGTTCATTGTTAATTGAAGATACTTTTTTATCAGATACTTCAAATATTACATCTCCAAGACTTCCTATCATTATTGAGGACCTCCTGTCTTATCTCCACCGACAGTAACTCCGCTATGAGTGTGAGTATTAAGATTGATACTTCCTCCTGTAATAGTTGTTCCAGATACAGTCAGATTTCCATTGATTTCAGTATTAGCATTAATCACAACTTTTGAAACAGGATTCAATGTCAGCACTCCATTGTCATAGCTGTAAAATCCACCATCACTAAAAGTCCTTTTAACTTCACTTGCACTTGCAGAACTATTCCTCATAGGACAACCAAGCACTACTCCCTGCTCCATCATTTCAGGGAAAAATAAACAGTAGACTGTCTGACCAATACTAAGCATATAATTGTCAGAATGACTTTCAGAAAAAGGAACTAAAATGTTAAGCCAGTCACTTGTTTTATTGTCTCCTGCAGAAAATAAAACTCTTACTTTCCCTGTTTTATGGTCTATTGCACTTACTTCTCCAGCCTTTAATATTTCTAACATTTTAACTCCTTTCTACCTGCTCATTTTTCTATTAGTTGGATTATTATTTTTACTACTTGTTTTATTACTTGTTTTATTACTTGCCTTAGTATTTTTACTGTTCTTATTGCTGTTATTTTTCTTATTCGTTTTACTGGATTTTTTAGCAGCTTTTTTTCTTTCTTTTTCTGATTCTTTTTTCTTTTGTTCTTCTTTAGTCTGAGCCTTGGCATTCTGCTCAGCATGTTCCCTCGCTCCAACTTTCAAGCACTCAAGTTCACATGAATAGTCGCCTGTAATGTCATGTTTAACTTTATCAATTACGTATTTCCCCA